CTGATCTTCCTGATTTTGAGTCGTTCCGAAAAGGAACAACACGTGAATTGCAACTTGTCCGGCAATCATTGCAAGAGTTGCGCTTGGATCTAAATCCTTTAGCGGCGGGATTTGAGGCTACCGAAAACCGCATTGTTCGTAGCATTGGAAATATCGACAAAGAGCTTGAGAAGCGTCAGCTTGGTGGTCGCGGTCGCATGGGCGGAATGCAAGTCGCTCAAGCTGCTGGCGCAGCATTAAGTGGCGGCATTTTTGGCGGCCCTGAGGGCTTCCTTGGCGGCGCACTTGGTGGCGTATTTGGTGGCGTGGGCGGTGCATTTGCCGGTGCTGCCGCTGGTGCACAAGTTGGCATGTTGAGGCAACAGCTTGGTGGATTTGCGGATTATGCAGCGCAGATCCAGAAAATGCAGATCGCATTGCGAGATGCGGCTGGAAGTCAGGATCAATTCAACCAAGCTGTTGAAGCAGCTAATTTTGCGGTGCGCAACCTGAATGTGCCGCAAGATGTTGCGATTCAAGGCATGACGAAATTGACCGCTGCGGTGAAAGGAGCAGGCGGTCAGGTCACTGATGCCGAATTGGTCTTCAAGAATGTGACGGCAGCAATCAAAGCGACCGGCGGCTCGGCACAGGACGTTGATGGCGCAATCACTGCAATGGTGCAGGTGTTCTCGAAGGGCAAGGTAAGCGCAGAAGAGTTAAGCGGTCAGCTTGGCGAGCGCTTGCCCGGTGCGGTTACGAAGTTTGCCCAAGCAAACGAAATGACACTGCCTGAGCTGTCAAAAGCGCTCGAGCAAGGTCAGGTTGGCTTGAACGAGCTAATGAATTTCATCGTGCAGCTTGGTGATGAATACTCTGGCACCGCAAATCAGATCGCAGATTCCAGTCAGGATGCTGGCGCGCGTCTGACGGTGGCATTCAACGATATGAGGATTGCGATTGGCGAAACGCTTCAGCCCGTTGGTGCGCAATTCCAGGAAGCCTTCGCTGATTTCATCGTAAATATCACTCCAGGTCTTGTTGCAGCGGCCAAAGCGGTCGGGGACGGGATCAAGTTTATTATTAACAATGCATCACAAATTGGTGCTGTTGTTGAATTTGCAGCAAAGCTTGCTGGCGTCACTCTTGCCCTGAAAGCCTTGCAGGCGATGCAGGGGCCAATTGCAACTCTGTTCCTGTCTCTGCAAAGCGGATTCGCGGCTAGTACTGCTCAGGCGGCTGCAGCTCAGACTCGGATTATTGCTTTTGGTACGGCAGTTAAAGCTGTTGCCGTATCACTTGCGGCTCCACTTGTTATTACTGTTTTAATTTCTGGTGCTCAGGTTGTTATTAGTTGGCTTAATAAAGTAAAAGAAGCGCAGGACAGAGTTAAGAAGGCAGCGACTGCAGCAAGAGGTGAATCTTGGGTGCAAGAGATTGGTGGCTCTGCTGCTGATTATGCAACTTTAAAAAACCAAGTTCAAGCCGCAGGAGATACCTATCAGTATCTTGCTGACAAAATTAAGGCTGCGCGACAGGAAATGGCTAGCACGCCATTCAAGCCAAGGCGTGAATTTCTTGCTCAGCAAATTGCAGCGGATGAGGCGCAAATGGCTGTTGCGCAATCTCGTTATCGGGCTGGAATTACTGCGCTGGGCGGTCGTCAGCCAACTCGCCCTGCCCTAACGCAATTCCCGGATATCGCTGGAGATGGCGCCAAGGGCAAAGCGGATAACGCAGCCGAAAAGGCTGCCCGTGAAGCGGAGCGTGCAAGACAAGAAATGCTCAAGCAGCTTAAGGCGGCGCAGAATCTAAATTTTGAGGAGCGCAATAAACTTGAGCTACTTCGCCAGCAAGAGCCATTTGCAAAAGCTTTTACTGCATTCGCAGTTGCTCGCGCAGAAATTGAGCGCAAGTATGCAGACTTGCTTAAAGAAAGCAAGAGCGCAGAGGAGCGCAAAAATCTTGAACAGGCACGAGCCTCTGAATACAAACGAACAAGCTTGACGCTTGAAAAAGAAATCGGAGAATTGACGAAAAAAGCAGCTGCGCCAATTGTTGAAACTGTTGATCGCATTAAAGAACGCATTGCATACGACCGCGAATATGCGCAATTGCTTAAGCAGGGCATCACGCCAGAACTCGCTCAGCAGCTTCTGGAAATTAAAAAAGGATATGACGAAAGCGTCAAGGCACTTGAGCCTGCAGTCAAAGCAGCTGAAGCGGCAGTACTAAGGGCGGAGGCGGAAGGCGCTTCTGCAACAGAAATTAAAAAATATCGCCAAGAGCTTGAAAAAATCCAACAATTGCCAGGCCAGAAGAAGGAGGAAGGGGAAAAAGAAGCAAAAGATGAGGATGAACGCAGGCGTCGCGAAAGAGAAGCCGCCGATCAAGCTGAGCGTTTAAAGGCTATGTACGCCAATATCGTGAGCACCCTTGAAGATGGCATTGTTGGCTCATTAATGGCTGGCATTGATGCATTAATTGGTGGGACGAAGAGCCTAGGAGATGCATTGAAAGAAATCGCAAGCGGAGTCCTTAAGGATATTGGCCAAACATTGTTGCGTTCTGCAGTCAATCTTGGAATGCGCGCTGCCTTCCCAGGTGCATTTGCAGCAAAAGGTGCCTATTTTGCAGGCAGTCAAGCGAATTTTGCCAAAAACAACATTAAGCCCTTCGCAATGGGCGGCATCGTCACCAAGCCCACATTCTTTAAGTATGCCGATGGCGGCGCTGGCCGATTCGGTTTGATGGGCGAAGCCGGCCCTGAAGCGATCATGCCGCTTAAGCGTGGCGCTGATGGCAAGCTTGGTGTTGCTGCTCGCTTAGATGGTGCCATGAAGCGCTATCGCTCTACTCCTGGCTCTGCAGCCGCCGCAGCAGAAGGTGACGCTGCATCGCTGGCGGCAGTAGGTGCGGCCACAATGGAGCCGATCGACGTGCGCTACAGCGTGGAGCGCATCAACAACGTGGATTACGTCACCGCCGATCAGTTCCAGCGCGGCATGGCACAGGCTGCCCAGCAAGGCGCCATCCAAGGCGAGCGCCGGGCCATGCGTAGCCTCAAGAACAGTAGTGCGACGCGCCGAGGAGTTGGCTTGTAATGGAATACGCCTACGGCCACCTACTCGACATCGGCCCCAGCGGCCAAGCCGCCCAGTACCGCTTCCAGAATTACGCCATCAACCAAAACGTTGACGGCTACTTGTTTTTGCCGTTCAGTTTCGGTGGCGCGGTAGCCACCCTCCAAGGCGACAACTTGGATGCCACGCTGCAGTTCGCCAACATCGAAATGACCCGCGCGTGGATTGTTGACGCCCTCGATAACCTATGGGTTGCCAAGGTCACCACGGTGCTCTGGGAACCCTCCACTGGAGCAGTCCAGCGCACCCTTTACACCTACTGGGGCACCTGCTCTAGCGGCGGCTGGGATGAGGTCAACATCCAGGTCAGCCTGAACTCAGTACTCGATGCTGTGCAAGCCAACATCCCTGGCCGCAGGCTGCATCGCTGGCAAGTCGGCAGCATCCCGTTCACCGCGCAAATCAGTGTGTGAGCATCTGATCGGGCGACGCTACGAATACGGAGGCGACGACTGCATCCACCTCGTCATCGACGCGCTCAAAGCCCTCGGCAAAAACCCGCCAGACGTTGCCGACGACTGGTACAAACTCAGCCCACGCGGCATCTTGCGCGAACTGGCGTTGTACTGCGACACCTTAGACGCGCCCGCCTACGATGGTGACATCATTCTGTTTGGCGCCAAGCCACCTGAATTCGGAGTCCAATGGCAGAGTGGCGTCCTCTTCATCAACCACTTGATCTCCGCAGTGGACTGGAAGCCGGCGGCAAGCTTTACGATCCGCCGCTCCTACCGTATGAAATCGCGCTAATTGAAGCGCTTGGCTGCAGCGAAGAAGAGTACAAAGCATTTGTTCGCCATGCAGCTCAACGGACGTATGTACGTCCTGCCGAATATGAAAATATCCCAGAAATTTATGCGGCAATGGTTCCGGTTGTTGTTGCTGCTGCAGCCAGCGCAAAAACAGTTGCTACAACTATTGCGGTAAATGTTGCCATTGGCATTGCACTTACAGCCATCAGCATTTTGCTGGCGCCAAAAGCACCAGCGCTAGAAACACCCGCCAAAATTCGCGGTAAAAAGCTTGCTGATCAGATTGGCCCAACCCGCTTCAATCAAACCACCAGCTTCGATAACATCAGCGCCCTTGCTGAATACGGCCAACCAATTCCCATCCCCTTCGGCAAACGGGGCACTGGAGCTGATGGCGCCCTGACCGGCGGCCTGATCCTCGCTCCAGCACTGGTGTGGAGCCGCATCTACAGCTACGGCAGCTACCAAGCGTTTGAAGGTATCTACGTTGCTGGCGAATACGGCATCGCCACGCCCGAGCTCGGCGGCATCCGCGTTGGCACCACAGCTCTCAACAGCCTCGGCAATCGCGACTTTGCCGTCTACTGGTCCTCTCAGCTCGGCGAAAACCGCCCAGCACCCGGCAGACGCATTGCTGGGACAGATGATGGTGGCGCCAGTGGCACCGTTGGTCGCCAAGTATTTACTGCCCCCACCGAGGACGGACAGTTCAGCCAAGGATTTTCCATGGCGTACACCCCTCAAGCGGATACTTCGTTTGGAACAGCTGAACCAATCCACAACGGCACAGCCTTCCGCTTCAACTGGGAAATTATTTCCGCTCCATACGCAGCAACCGAAGGCTCAGACAATAAAGAAGCTCGCTACGAGACTCAAGCCCGCCGCCGCAAAATTGCAGGCTCCGATGCTGACGTACTACATCGCTACGCCGATCAACCAAAAGAAGACATCCCTCAAGTCGGAATGCCCGGCGTGGGACGCGCCTACTCCCGCCGAATGGGTTTTATCAGCCACAACGGCACAACGTACGACAACCGCACAATCGTGGCAGTGTCAGAAAATGACACGCTGGTATTTGAAATCAACGGCACCAACTGGAAAGACTTTAATCAGGATGACTTCAAAGACACAGAAGTAAACGTCAAAGATTTAAAAGCGTCTGCTGATTCGTGGCGAGCCCGTGCATCTGATTTGCTAGCAATCGGCTCCAAGTGGATCATCGGCTCTTCTGTTTGGGTCGTAGAAAGTCGCAGTCCTGATACTTGGAAAAAAGCTGTTACACAGCAAATCACATTCCGCTGCACTGCAATTACAGGTGTTGCCACCGTAGGCATCCCTGGCACACGCACCGTCCGCGAACCACTCGGCGGTTACGAAGGCAGCCTTTTCAACCCCAACAAACATTGTGGCGCAGCTTTCTTCAACATCTGCCGTCTGCACATGGCCAGCATTCGTCCCGTGCGGCGTGATGCTCAAGTCATTGAAATCGGATTGCGCAGCCAAGTTTGGAACCGCGCCAACGGCTTGTGCAACTTCAACGCAATTCCGACTCCTTTCAAACTGCATCAGCTCGATAAGCAGGACATAACGCTTACAACGCCCCGAATGGATAAATACTTCGAGCGCACATCGTGTTTCTCTATTTGGGTGCGGCCTGTTCAGGTGTACGGTCAAGAGCAGCAACCTTGGCGCAGGATCCCAGAGGTCTTTTGCGTTACTGGTAATGCACCAGTCGATCAGTACAACTACATCCGCATTCGTCCTCGCCAAGTCGGCTACTACGAATACCGCTTCATTCCACGCACTGGATCGGACATTGCAATTAACAGTATTGACACGAGTCAAGTCGTCCGGCTTAACGCAAACACCGGAGCTGAATTTGGTCAAGACTATGCAACAGATTACGGTGCCTTCCGCGTAACAACAAACGGTGATGTCGTATCTATTGCTGACATTCGTTTGAACGACGAACTCGTAACAGACCCGCAAGAAGCCAGCAGCGTAACCACCACTCAAACCACGCTCCCAACAGCACTATTCCAATACGACCAAAGCTCGAACAACGGCAGCATCCAACAAGTTGTTAATGCTTGGCTTACTGAAAAGCTGGGATATGCACGCGATTATCCCGGTCGCGTCCGCAGCGCCACGATCACCTTCGACAAACCCGGCGTCGGGCAAATTGTTTTCAACGTAAACGCCACATCTGTAGCTGGCACACTTGGTGTCACCATTGGCCAGGTCTACCTCAACGCAAACCGTGGAAATCCTTACCAGTGGACAAACGTCTCTTACAACGTCATTTCTGCAAACGGTACGTGGAACACATCCCATAGATTTACTGTCGTCATTCCGGTAAACAACGACTTTTCGCGCGTAGGCGGCTACTCGGCAGTCAACGTTGCCTTTGCTGTTACTGCTGTCCAAGCCGTATCCACAGTCAACAGTTCCACAGTCAGCAGCGCTGAGCGCGTCTTTGAGGAAAGCTCACAAGTTTCAGATTGCAGCCACTATTTGGAACTGACCAAGTCAAACGAAAGTGGGCCAGAGCATCAGATCGTTTACGTCAACGAGTGCCTTTCCAACGAAACACTCGCCGAGTACTACGGCATGTCCACACTGGGATTCACTGTTAAATCCAGCGGTCAACTGGGCGGCATCGGTCAAATCCGCGCTTGGGTCCCAACCGGCATCAGCGTTTACCGCTTGATCGAGCGCGACAACAGACCCAGCAACCTTTTCGCCGATCTTGTCTACTACCTGCTGACCAGCAAGAGCCAAGGCGTTGGCAACGTCGTCCCAACAGAGCTGATCGACGTCGAGTCACTCACCACAACCGCCCAATACCTACGCGCCAACAAGATCTTCTTCGATGGCGTGGTGGAAGACAGCGACAGCCTGCGCTCGTTCCTCTACGACAACGCAGCGCTTCAGCTCTGTAACTTCACCATCAAAAACGGCCGATTCGGCATGATGCCGGCGCTGCCTTACGACAGCAGCTACCAGATCAGCACCACGCCAATCGCTATCGAGCAGATCTTCACCTCGGGCAACATTATCCAAGACAGCCTGCAGGTCCAGTACATCGACGCCGCCCAACGCGCCAACTTTCGCGCCTTGGTTACCTGGCGCGTCACCGTCGAAAACGATCTGCCGACACAAGCCTCCGCTTTGGTCGACTGGGCCGACATCCCCGAAGGCAGCCGCTCCACTACCCAACAAACCTTTGATCTGACTGACTTCTGCACCAACCGTGCCCAAGCACTGAAGACCGCGCGGTTCCTGCTGAGCATCCGCCGCCGTGTCACTCACACCGTCAGCTTCAAGACCGTACCCGATGCTCTCGGCATCCAACCCGGTTCCTACATCCGCGTCATCACCGAAGCCACCACCTACAGCGCCACCAACAACGGCGGCATCACTGACGCTG